CTCTTTTGGTTTCCAGTTATCTACCTCGGCATACCACTTACCGTTGCGGCTTTCGCACACTTGAATGTTAATCCAATCGCCGTCTTGCTCCGCGAGCCACGCAGCGAGGTCCTGTCGCTTGACACTGAGGCTACATTTGATCCAATCGGGGGCTGTTTCGCGTGGTTTTTTGGCAATAAGTCCATTTACAAAGACTTTTTGTGGTACATCCATGTTTTATCTCCTTAACGTAAACGCCCCGGCCGGGGGCAACCGAACCGGGGCTAACTACGGAGGATGATCCGAAAACCATCTGACGTCATTATGCATACCGGTATGCGATTTGCAACACTTAATCGCATATATTGTATGGTGCTTCGGCTGTATGCACATTATCTACGACAGTCATGGTGCAGACAGTGCACTTTCGGACCAGCTTTTCGTCATCTTTTACAACGATTTGCAAGTCTTGCTCACAAGCCGGACACTTATTTTGAATAAGTCTCTGGTGTATAGGGCCCTTGTCCTCCAGTTTCATTTTCTGTTTTTGCCTCTTTGTAACCCTCAAAAATCATTTTTAATTGCCCGGAAATGGTTCTACCCTCGTCCTTGGCTATTATTTTTACTTCTTCATACATTTCTCGGGGCACTAGAATGCTTTTCCAACGCGTTGTGTCCATAAATCCTCTCCGATTATATCGGCATATCTACGATATTATACGATAATATAGGAATGTGCAAGAAAAACCCCGCCGAAGCGGGGCAGTTTTGAGGTAGGCCACAGGCGTGGACCTATCGAGCAGTATGGAGAAGAGGTTACACTTCTTTGGCTTCACCCCACGACGGACCAAGGTCAATGTCGCATTTGGATGGAACCTCTAAAGGAACCGCTGTCTCCATGATAGTAGCAACTTCTCTAGCCTCGTCAATGTTTTTTACGGACATGGCAATCTCATCGTGCACCTGAATCATGGGCAGCTTGCCGCTTTTGTACAGATCAACCATGGCTTTCTTGGTCATGTCCGCTGCGGACGCTTGGATCAGCCTGTTAAGCGCCTTATAAGTATATGCGCGTTTAAGTCTGGTCGTTGCGCCGTGTTCCGCGATTGCTTCTTTGTAAGGCATGGCCTTATGCATTGCGAAAGTGTCTGGCTCCCAGAGGTCGAAGCGGCACTTGCGTCCAAGCAGGGACCGTAGTGATCCGCTTGCGGCTTTGTCATTAAGGCGGTTCATCACGCCCGTCATCAATCCTTTTACGAACGGCACCCGCGTATGGTACTGCTTGATGAGCGATTTGGCTTCTTCGACGGGAATATCTAGCTGTTCGGACAATTTATTCACGCCCATGCCGTACATCATACCAAGGTTAATTGTTTTGGCTTGCTTACGGGGAATGTTAGCCATCTCTGCAACCATCGTATGGAAGTCAGTGTCCGGGTCGTCCTTGTACTTGGTTACAAATTCTTGCGCCCCTTCAAGCTCAAGGTTGCGTGATTTGCCATAAACATGCGCGTAATGCACCAAGATGCGCGGTTCTTGCTGCGAAAAGTCAATGGCCGCCCACTTGTCGCCTTCTTCTGGTAGAAACAGACTACGGATCATTGGTCCTATGACGGGATCGCGGGCCGGGATTTGCTGCAAGTTAGGGTTTGACATTGATATGCGCCCTGAAACAGTCCCTCCATCGTCTGACCTGATCTGGTTTATGTGCGAATGTATGCGGCCATCGGCCCGACAATGCTTCATTATTGTGTTTATAAACGTGCCAGACGTCTTGTTGAGGTTGCGAGCTTGCACAACCAGCTTGGAAAGCGGGTGTTCGTGCTCTGACAAGAACAGTTTGGTAAAAGACGGTGCGCCCTTTTCTGTTTTTGGATAAGTTATGTCGAGTTTATCAAACGCTTTAGCCAAAGATTGGGCCGCCCATATTTCTACGTCGTTGCCTGCCAATCGTTTAATTTCTTTCATCACCTCTTTTTCCTGCTTGAGCAGGGTATTTCGAGTGCGCTCCACGCGATTTTGGTCAACCCTGACGCCACGCATGGTCATGTCCACCAGACAAGGCAGTAGGTCGAGTTCAAGGTTTGCGATAGGCCACAAATCTTCTTTGCCTAGTTGTACGGAGAAATAGTGCCACAACTCTAGCGTTAGCTCGGCATCTGCTTCTGCATATGGGCCGACATACATGGCGGGCATCTTCCACATTTCTGCTTTTGGGTCGATGCCAAACTCTCTGGCGGCTTCGACAAGGGCCTTTTCAGACTTTGTTTTGTTAAGGTGGTCGTAAGCCAGCGCATTCAAGCTGTAACTAAACCGGTTTTCGTCCAGCAACGAGGCCACCACCATCGTGTCGATGATCCGGCCGTTGACCGTGAAGCCCATTTGTTTAATCCAGCCCAAGTCATATTGAGCGTTGTGCATGATTTTATCTGCGGGACACTCAAATACTTTCTTTAACCAGCGGTTAACCACCTTTTCGTCTAGGTTTCCCCCGCCGAAGTGGCGGATTGGGATGTAACCGGACCAATCATCTACTGCAACGGCGTAGCCAACCACCTCACCGTCACCGGTCGGCCAGCCCGGACCGTTTGATTTGAGGTTTGGGTCGCGTGTTTCGACGTCAATCGCAATCTTTTTAGCCGACGTAATATCGGGTAATTCTAGCGGGGGCACCCACTCACTTTTTGGAGCGAACATTGCCATTTGTAGTTCTGATCCCACGTCTTGCGTCCTTTATTATTGTTTCTGTGTCACGGCTGTCGATGGCGACAAATTCTGCGCCCAACGCTGTGTAGCCTGCCTTGTCGATCCACGAATCCTCATGGTCGATTGTTTCTAAAAGACGACTTGTTTTAACCCAATCCATCATTAATGCAACGTGGGCCGGGGTGAAGTACCCCGGTTCCCGTAATACGCTGCGCAAGATTATGTTCCACCCCTCGGCTATCCTGCCGTGATTTTCGTAGGCGTCTCCATAATCTTTTGCGCGTGGACCGTTAACGAGTTTTTCTGCTGCCTCAAGCAATTCTTTACGGTTCATTAGTGTTCTACCTGATTTATATGTCCGGTAAAGACAAACTCTTTGAGCTCCTTGTCCCACGTAAATTTTACGGCGGGAATGTCCTTATCCTTCACTAGCGGATCATCCCACATTTTTTCGGCACGTTTCTCTTCAAAATCAACAACGCCCATCTTTTTATAGTCTTCACGCTTTTGCGCTTCATACTCTTGCCATTCACTCCATGTCATTTTCTTCATTATCTTCCTCCTTTGGGTAAAAAACTTCAACGTGACTCCGACAATTGGGACAGTGAAAATAAGTCACCATCGCATATTTATCAGCGCCGGATTCCCACTCCTCCAAGTCACTATCGCTGCTCCAAATAAGCGGTGTTTGGCAATGCCAACAATTCATAGGTCATAACTCCTTGCTATGTCTTCTGGTTCAACGATGTACAAATTGTTCTTGGTCCGCGTAACGCCAACGTAAAACACTCTGTGCATGTCATCCGGGTTAATTCTCATCTCTTCGTCCGCCGCTGGACTAATATCGGTAAACAGAACCACGTTATCTGCCTCGCCGCCTTTAGAGCCGTGGATCGTGGACGCTGTAATGCGGGGGATGCCATTAAACTTTTCCCCGCGACGTAACAAGGCCGTGATGTATGCTCGGTCTGTGTCGGGTAGTTTATCCATGGCTACGGACCAGATCATTTCTTTAGTTGCGAGTAGACCGAAGTTAACAGTCAAGGTGTCCCAGTTAACAAAATCGGTATCTTCGAGGCCGGGCAGCTTTTTAAAGCCGCGTTTGATGCGGTCCCCGACGGACATAAAGCTGTAAATCTTACGTGCAACTTGAGCTTCTATCTCATTTCCTTTTCGTAACTGCTCCCACCCATTTACGGCTTCGGATATTTTTTCGCTGATAGAACGGTGGCCGCGATAGTTAAACAAGTAACCGTTTGATTTTAAATCGTTTGCTACAGGTGTTAGCTGGTAGCCTGCTTGTGATAAAATTAGCCACGATCCTTGCGACATGTCCAGAGCACTGATAGTGTCAATACGCGCCACATTGCCTCTTTCTTTCCGAGGTTCATATTTCTTTGGAAATCTGCGGTTAATGCGGCGCACGACTCCCTCCGCAACACGGTGAACGTCACTCGGTACGCGATAAGATTGGCTTAGTGTTTCTGATCCGCCGGGAAGATTAATAAACTGATCCACGTCGGCACCGGCCCAGCGGTAAATTGCTTGGTCATCATCCCCTGCGCAGTACATACGCTTAGAGTTTTTGTCCAGAATATGTGCAATATCCCACTGTAGCGCACTTAAATCCTGCGCCTCATCCAGAAAGCAGAGGTCAAACTGCGGGCAAAACCTGTCGGAATGCGTGACGAACTGCTCCAGCATGTCTGTGAAGTCGTACAGGTTCAGTCCCTTTTTGTATTCTTGTAAACTTTTTGCCACAAAGTTTACCGTATTCCAGTCAGCTTCCAGATTACTGTGGTTATATTCTTCCCGCAGATTGCTTTTCTTTAACCGCGTGAGGTTAATTAGCCCCAAGATAGGATCACTGGCCGCAACCATCGACGGTACGTCTTCATCAAAGCTGGTGTTTTTGGCACCGCCCAGCGTTACGCCAATGGCGTCACTGAGTTCCTTATAGTTGGACGACTGCATAACTTGCTCGGGGCGTATGTCGCTCATTATAAGCGCCAGTGAGTGCAGGGTACGGAAATAGATTAAGTCTTTCTTAGGATCGAGCCCAAAGCGTTCAGCGGCCCGCTCCTTGGCTTCATTGGCGGCTTTACGGGTAAAGGCTAGGAACGCTATACGATGAGGGTGGGTGCCGTTTTCAAGGGCCTCATCCACCATGTTAAGAAGCGTTGTTGTCTTCCCCGTCCCCGGAGGTCCGAATATTCTGAACATTTCTTGCTTTTTCCTCTTGGTATATCTGTTGAACCCGCTGCTTTGATATCTTGAACCATTTGCCAATAGCGGTTTTTGTTACTTTCTGCTCATCAATCAATCGAACGATTTCTTTATTACGGTCTGATTTCAAAATGGGGACTCCGCGTTGGCTCCAAACTGTGGCGTTTTGAAGTCTAAGTCTGCGCTTTCAAAGGACGGTATTTGCCATACACGAACGGCACGGCCTTTAATTTTAAGAACAATACTCTCCCCGTTTATATCACGTAACCGTTGAGCAATCTTGTGTGACTTGTACTCAAAGAATTTATTCTTACGCAGAAACCCTTCGAAGTCTTTAAGTCTGAAGAATGTGATGTCCTCCTCTTCGTCAGTCCATGGGCGGCGAAGAAGAATTTCTTCTTTGTCTTGCGCTTGTTGCTGGTGACGACAAAACTCTTCCAAGTAATCGTAGAATTGTCCGCTAATGCTGGCATCTTGCGCAACTTCGATAATGGCGCTTTCGTTATCCTTCATTTCGCTTAACAGCGTACTGATGCGGCTCTCCCATTGCGGCTTTGCCATGGACCGCGGCATGAAGTTAAGCTGCTCCATACAAGCTTTCTGAAACTGCAACTGGTTCATCAATGCTTCGGTGTCTAGCTCCAGAGGCTCGCCGTTGACGTCCATAAACCAAACTGG